ACCCCAACAATCTCATGCCAGTTGCTGCGGTGAGCAAGTCTTTGGTGTGAAAACCGGAAATATCGACTTTTTCAACGGCCTGCTAGCACCTTCACTAAAATCCGGGTCCGGGGCAATGTCTGTGAATTCATCCTTGAACAAACTGTAAATCTCGGCAAGAGAAGTAAGAGATGATCCGGGAATATAATCCGTCATCGTCTTCGTGCCGCTGGTTTTGTTGGCGATGTCTTCCTGCATGACCAACAGCGGATACGCATGAGCACCATCCGAAGTAAAATTGCCCCGGATGTCGCCGTGATGCGGATATGCACCGAATCCTCGGCCAATACCATCCGAAGCGGTGTTGGCAAAGAAGCCCAGGACAGGCTCTCCGGTGTCGTCGATGGTGAAGACGATAGTGTCCTCGTTGATGTGTGCGGAACTTCCGTAGGTGATGGCGGCGGTGAGCGTATTGTCGTACAAGAAGGTGAAATCCCCGGCGTAAGCGGAGTCCCCTTCAAAATACAGCTCAGAATTAGGAGTAAATTCGCCAACATAGATGATATTCCACGGCCCTTCCTCCCCGATCATCTCCCCGGATATCAGGTCCGGCAGCGAGCCGCCCAGGAACCGCAGGGAATCGAACAGCCAGCCGTCGGTCAGGATGCCCTGGAGCTTGGTGTAAATGTCGAGCAGCCCTGCCGGGGTCACGGCCTTGTCGCTTATGGTATGGGCTTCGGCTTCGGCCGGGGTGGCAAGCTCAACGACGCCCGTGCTTTCCGTGGTCGCCGGTTGGACCTCAGACTCTAGCGCCTGAGGGTGCCCGCCCGCCGTGGTGCCGTCATGGACACACAGGCGGTGCGTGTTGGTGTCAACGGTAATTTCCCTGTCCAGGCCGATAAAGGTCGAGTGTTGTGTTGTGGTCCCGCCCCGTATCTTGCGTGCTGTCGTCATTTCTCAAATCTCCTTAGATCGTCCCGTCGTCTTCGATGGAGTCAACCGCGTCGGTGATAATCCCGTCGTCCACGCTGTCCGCAATTACATCCGTTACGAGCATGCGCAGGGTGGCCGAGTTGTACCCGGGGAAGCCAGACAAGGGTGCATAGCTGAACGGATCGGACACAAACCGCGCAACGTAGTCGGTATTGGTGGACAGGTCGGTCCACTGAAAAACATCCGTCCGTACAGACGCGATAAAGGCCCACACCGTCGCGACATCGGCATTAGTCATGGCGGGCCAAGAAAGAGACATCGGCTGTTCTTTAGGTGTCGTGAACTCGGGCCGGGCCGTGCTGCCTCCGTCAAGATAGGCATCCTCAACATATTTGTCGGACATTGAGCGCGGGGCCGCCGAGTATCCTTTTATTGCCGGGAAAGTCTGCATGCCCTACAGCCCCCTTTGCAGCGCGTCACGGATGTTTGCGGTGTTGTTGCGCACGGCGGAAAGCCAGACAGTCGCAATCATCTTCTCGCCGTCGAAACTCACGTCCTGGCCGGTTTGCTGCATAGCCGTGGTGCCGCCGTCCTCGTTTTGAACGACGACGCGCAACTCCATGTTGCCCGCCCCGGCGTTGGCAACCTGATCCCGCGAAAGCACAATCTCCCCACGCTGCAGGATGGCTGGCACCTCATCAGGGGCAAGTCCTGCGACCCCTCCGGAGTGATATCGGGGAGCGCCAATGAAGGCCGCAGCCGACACGGCCCGAGACGAGCCGCCAGAACCGACCTCGCCGCCGGAGTGGAAAAGGCTGCCCATGATGTCGCCTAGCCCGCCGGTGATGGCCCCGGCCAAGGGCTTGGCAACGGAGATGCGGGCAACCTCGGCATATATGGTGTTGAAAAAGTCCATGGCCGACATTTCGGCCCCGGTGAAGGCGTTGACGAACGAATCTTCGAGGTTGCTCCCGACCGTGTAGGCCATGCCGTCCATCTGCGTCATATTGTCGAGCGCGGCGTCCGCATACCGCTCCCAAGCGTTCTTGGTTTTCTCGGCTGCCTCTTCGTTAATTTCGGTGATGGACTTGGCTTCCCATTCCTTGATTTGCTTGATCTTCTCGGCGTCACCCTGCACGAGCGTTTGCAGTTGCTCGGAACGCGCCTTGACCTCGGCTATCTGGAAGGCCGTCTCGCCGAGCGTGATACGCTTGTAGTCCTTGTCGAATTGTTCGATGGTGCGGGTCTTTTGGTCCTGGAAGCGTTGCCATTCCTTGATTTGGGCGTCGAAAGAGTGGGAATATTTCTTTTTTTCAACCTTTTCCGCAACAACCGTCGGCTTAACAGGTACACGGGCATTTGCCGCGACCATTCCTTCGTCGCGCATAAGCCACGAGTCTTTTGCATAAAGCTGTTGCTGTTCGCGCAATTCCCTGATTTTCTCGGTGAGATTTTCAATCCTGACACTACTGAACAGCCCCCCGTCTGTTTTCAGTTTGTCAATGGCCTTTTGATAGAGGTCTATTTCCTCCTGAAACGACATCAGGCGACCATCATCGCCCTTTTTGCCCTTAAAATTCTCAATTACGATGGTCAGGGCGCGGATTGCCTCAGTAATCGAATTTATACCCGCCGTCGCCCCGCCAGAATTGTACAGGCTGGCCTTGAATTGCTCCCAAGAGTTCCGCATCCGGTTGGAAGCGGCAACAGTGCTATTTGCAGCCTCTTTTGCCGCCTCGCTATACTCCTCGCGCAGGACAGCCGCCAATTTAGGCAGGAGGTCGGAGGCCAATATCTTACCGTCGGCCAGCATCTTGTCGAGTTCTGCCGTCGTGACGCCCATTGCACGGGCAGCAAGTTGGAAAGCGCCGGGGAGACGTTCGCCCAACTGGCCGCGCAGTTCCTCGGCCTGGACTTTGCCCTTTGAAATCATTTGGGACAGGGCGTTGAGGGCACCGCCGGTCTGATCGGCACTCAACCCCAGGACGGTTGCGGCTTCGGAAACGGCGACAAACACGTCGCGCACCGGCTGGCCTTGGAGGGCGGTGCCCTTGGCCGCTGCGTCGATATTCTTGAAGGCGTCGGCAGTGGAAAAAAATTCTAGGCCAAGCCGCTCGGTTTCCTTGCGCAGGAATTGGAATGTCGCCGTCGCGTTCGCGCCTTCGATTTGCTTGAACGCCTTTTGCAGATTCTCGACTTTCTTCCCTGTTTCAAAAACTGCCTTGCCAAAATCGACAACGGCATCAAATGAAAAAGCCGCAGCAATGGACACGCCGACCGTCTTCATGGTCCGGTTGACCGATTTCATGCTTGAGCCGATCTCGTTCTTGACCTTCCCCATGTCCTGACGGAGCCGGGCAACGTCTGCGCCGATTTCAACTAGCAACGATCCAACATTAGCGGCCATTTAGCGCCTTTCCTTTCTTTGCGTCCCGCTTTGCCTGGTAGGCTTTGGCGAACTGCTTTAAGTCGCCGTCAGCGGCCCCGCTTTTCAGGTCTTTTCCCTTCTTTCCGCCTTCAATCCGCTCGTTTTCGAGCTTCATGTAGACCATCCACTCGGTGAGTTGTGTGGAAGTCATCCCGGCCAGCATCAAATCGACGTTGGCGTAACCGAGTTCGCGGGCCAGACCGTAGGCGAAACGCCGCCCGACCCGCTTTCTCAGTTTTTTTCGATCTCCTCGACCGAATCGTCGCCGAGGGCGTTGACTTCCAAGGCGGCCACATACACGCGGTCAATGGCCTTGCTGGATTTTTTCCCAAGTGCGGCTACATCATCCGCCGAGAACATGCGTTCGCCGTTTTCATCGACGATGCACCGAGTAACGAGCTTTGCCTTCCAATTGTCGTTGGAAGGCTTGCCGTCTGCCCCGAATGCGTCGAGTTCCCACTCCATGCGGGCGGCTGCGGACAGTTCGGAAACAACGACCTCGCCGCCCCACTCTGGAATGTCCACAACCTTGGCTTTGAGGTCTTCCGCACCGAGAATCTGGTCTTTCGTAAGGTTCGCCATGGCTTAGCTCGCATACGACCAAGTAATGTCACCAGACAGACGCAGGGTGAGATTGCCCTTCACCACATCCTCGGTGCCGCCGGAGATGGGGAATTCCTTCACCGACGCGGCAAAAGCCATGATGGTGCCGTCGGAAAGCGTCAACTTCCAGTTTCCGGGGGTATCCGCGCCCAGGTCGGTGTCGATGATGGCCTGATGCACAGAACTCGTGGGAATGAGCTTGCAAGAAAAAGACATGGTGCCGTTGTCCACGAGCGAGAGGAGGTATTCCTTCGACGTACTGGACAGATCGGTGATGTCGATCTCGCCACGGCTCGAAGTCGGGCCGTCGAAGTTTTGCAGACCGGGTACGGTCTCGAACGTTTCGGGCGATCCGGTGCCGGTGCCCCTGGAAAGGGTGGTGCCTTGGGTTTTTACTTCGCCGGACATAATTATGCCTCCACTGTTTTGGTAAATTCCAAAATGACGCGGTGCACGAGCACTTCGTCTTCAAATCCGTCGCGATCACCAACCGGCAAAAAACCAGCACCACAAAGGGCCGCGCTCGCGGCAGAAGCCAGGGCGCGGACGCTCGAATACCCCTCGGCCCAACAATCAACCTGGACGCGCACAGTAACGAGTCCTCCGGCACTCGAAAGATCATTTTCGCGGCTGCCGGAAACGCGTTGATAGGTGATTGCCGGAAGGGTCTTTTTAGGCAAAACAACAGGATAAACGCGCTTGACCACAATGGCCGCAACGTCGATGTCCGTCGTCAGGGTGGAGTAAATGGTTTCGCCGATTGTCATACCGGGATTATATCCCCGGTTTTTCGGCGATCCGGCATAAACCGAGCTATGACCTAGCTACGCCGCGATAAGACCGTCAGAAACTGCTTGACAGAGTTCTGCAAGAATGCGTTTTCGCCGCCAATCGTCGATAAGTATCTTTGAAGATTCCCAAGCCCCTTCCACTTGAATGGCCGGGAATCCGGCTGTTTCAATGAGTTTCTGAACAGTTTTCGGCCCATATTGGGCATAGGCGGCAATATTCCCGAGGCCGCGCAGCCCGTCGCTTTCTTCGTGAGGCTGTCGCAATGGAGACTCGGCCTTAGTTCTGGCCTCTTCTTTAAGGATTGCCATACCGTCAGCCATGACTAGCCCCTCGCAAGCCTGCGGGCGGCATTGTTCGCCTTGGCGAGTTTGCGGGCCTCGCGTTCGATGCCCTTGAACATGCGTTTTCGCATTGCTCCGATTATCTCGCTTCGGCCTTCGTCAAAAGCCGGGCGAAGAAACGGTTTAGCGGTTCCGCCGGGATGATCGACCTTTTTCCCGAAGCGCCCGTCTTTGCCTAAGCCCCAATATTCCGAAACAGCCTCGCCGCGTGCCTTTTTCTTGATGCGCCTGGAAAGGCTCGGCTTGATGACATGCGAAGACGTGCCGAATTCCACAAGATGTCCGTATTTTTCCGAGGGACCAACCTGATAATACACGCGCCCGCTTCGCGATCCGCGCCCGATTCGCTTATATTTGAACTTGATGGACTTGGCGAGTTTGCCTGTTCGGCGCGGACAACGCCGCTTTGCCGCCCTTTTCATTTCACCGGCTCCGGCTGCAACCGCTTGGCGCAATACATTTTGCGCGATCTTGTCAGGCAAGACAGACAATGCCCGGTCAAGCTCTCGCATTCCAGATATTTGGGTGGTCGCCCACCCGTTCGCAGACCAATAGTCAGACATTGATTTTACCGTCGTTTTTCTGATAGGTGCGAGTTATGCGTTATTTGCTTCCTCTTTTACTCATATTGACGCTCGCAACGGTCGCCCATGCTGGGCACCTCCACAAAGAGGCATGGTATCAAGCCCGTTGGTGCGCCGAACACGGCGGACAAACCGAGGTTGTCATGCCTGACGGCACCCGTTGCGATTGCCTGACGGATACACACGCCGTCGAGTTCGATTTTTCCAGCAAGTGGGCCGAGTCCATCGGCCAAGCCCTACTTTACGGCGCACACACCGGGAAACGGCCCGGAATCGTGCTGATAATCGAAAATGAGAAAGAACTAGGAAAAATCAGTCATATTTATCGCGTCATTGAGGCATACGGCCTGCCTATCGACGTTTGGACTATGAAACCGTGAGGTGTCTGCAATGCTTGGCTTCCCGTTCTTTGAACTGACCTCAACCGTAGTCCTCGTGGGCGGTTTTTTTCTGGTTATAAGCCTTGTTCTCGCGCCTCTTTTCATTTGGAAATGGACCAAAGCCACAACCAACGAAATAGAAAAACTAAATCACAACGTCGCCATTATTGCCAAAGCCCTCCGAAAAGAGACGGAAGAAGACGAACAAGGCTCATGACCTCACCACACCCCTAACCAAAACATCCCGCTCCCGGTTCACGAGCAACGGCGGGTCAAGGTCGAACGTCTTCCCGTCCCACACAATGACGCACGTTTCATCGAGGTCGGCCACATCAACCGAGTTGATGAACCGAAACTCATAGACCGCACCCCCTCGCTCGGCCTGGGCGTAGAACGCTTCCCGGCTGGAAATCGCCGTCACCGACGCCCGCACGGTGGCGAGGTCGGCCCACGTCTCCACTTCCTCGCCGTAGCTGTTCTGCGCGGTCGTGGCCTTGCGGATCACGATTTCATGGCGACGGTCACCGGCACGCATGACTAGACCACCTCCGGGATGATATAGGCGTCGAGGAGGCAATCAACAAAATCACGGGGCAACTCTCCGACCGTCTGCCCGGCCAGGATAGATTCGCGGAACACGTCCATGGTCCCGATGCGGGCAAGCATCCACTGCTTGATAGCCTCGGGCGTGGTAGCCGTGGCGGGGCTGCCGGTGGTCGGGTACCCACAGGAATAGCGGATGACCAGGAAACGGGCGTCGGGCCACGTCTCGCCGTATGCAGGGCGGACAAATCCGACGATGGTGTCCGTGATGACCTCGTAGGTTGATGCGTCGAGTTCCGTCTCCTCGCCCTCGTAGTCAACCGAGGTAATGGAGGTCACGGATTGAAGCGGCGGCTTGGGCAACTCGATGACCGCCGACGGGTTCCACGCCTCGACCGTCAACTCATAAACAGCCGTGCACAACTGCCGCCGGGTCACGTTCTCGGCATGGTCGGTCATGGCCTTTATGCACGCGGTGAGATAGCTGTCGTCCAGGGTGTCGGATCGATTCCGCTGTGCCTTCACCTCGTCCAGGGTGACCGGGTAGCACTCGGGGCCGGAAATCAATTCAAGGCGTCTCATTTCAGACCCTCCAGAAATGTTTTTGTCCAACCGGACATGGACTCGACGCGACCGGCAAGGATGCGCTTGGCCTGAATCCATCCGGCCTGAAATGTCTCGTAGCCACCTTTGAGCGGAGCACCGGCCACAAGTACGGCGTCGTATCGTTCTCGCTGCAAGCCAAAGAGCACGGCCAGCAATGTGGACGACCCGGTTGTACCTGGGCCGGGGAAAGTCTCGTATGCGCCATACTGCTTTTCGCACCACCTGTGCCGGGCGTGCAGGACAACCTTGAAATCTCCGTTGCCGCCCGCTGCCTGCCTCTTGTCCGGCCACCGCTCGTCAACCATGGCCTGCGGGTGGTAGCTCACCCACCACTTGACCGGGCCAAGGTAGCGCAACCCGGCCCGGTTGACCGCAGCAACGTCGTAGGCGGACAGGTCAAGACCTGAGATGTCCTCCTCCATGCACGGGGCAGAACCGAGGACGAGCAGGCGGCGCATTACGCCGCCTTGTCCATGGCAATGATCTGCTTTACAAGGGCGGCCTTGTTGCCGGTGATGGCCTTGTCGAACCGAGCGCGAGCGTGGAGTTTGAGTTCCTTGTTTTTCATGCGGTCAAGGCGTCCACGGTATGCGGCCTCGCGGTCTTCTCTGCTCACCGCTTCAAAGACAACGGCATCGCCGTCGGGCATGATGGTCGCAATTCCCAACTGCTTCCACTCTTCGGCAACGCCATCTTCAACGTCCCGTTCATCCCCGGGCTGCCAACTTTCATCAGGGCCAGCCATTGATACAAGCATCTTGACTTTCTTCATTGTCGCTCCTTAGAGAACCGGGCCGGGGACGCATCCCGGCCCGGTGTTATGCGGTCTAGCTAGCCGCGTTCTGGTAGTACTTCACAGCCCCGCCGACATCCATGAAGTTGCCGCCGGACCTCAGGAAGGCCAGGAATCCCACCTGCCCCTTCTTGGCGTAAGCACTGTCGGTGAAGCGGTAGAAGGTCAGGGCCATGGCGTCACGGATGACGTACTTGGAGAAGTCACCGAAGAGGATGGACTTCGCCTCGGCTGCCATGGCCGCCATGTTCTGGTTGATGGTGTACTGGTAGTTCAGGATGGTGGCCGGGGCACCGGCGGAGATGTCCGGTTGCCAGATCGGGCGGGACTCGCCATCCTTCAACTTGCGCAGAGCCTTGAGGGTGGAGTCGTTCATCATGAACCGGCAGGAGCCAACGCGGTACGCGGGGTCAACGGAGTGTTCGAGGTCCACGAGGTCATCGTAGATGACGGTCGCGGTCTGACCGGAAGCACCGGCTTTGCCCAGGGAGGTTGCCCCGACGATGCCCTGCGGCTCGCCGGAACCTGTGCCAACGGTGAACTTCCTGTTCGTGATACGGCCCAGGCGCGTCACCATGCGCCCGCGGATGAACGACTCAAGCGGGGAAGAGGAGTCCTGGAGCAGTTCAATCGGGACAGGAATGACCTTCGACGAATACTTGTAAACCGGCAGCGTCTTGGTGCCGAAAGACACATCTTCGTCGGTGGCGGATTCGTTCTCGCCGAGCTGCTCGCCTTCTTCGGAGGTGCCGTCGGATGTCGGCCACTCCATCGGGTTGCCGCTGGCGGTGGTGATGACCGTGCACGCCTCGCGCATGCCACCGAAAGCCTTGAGGGCGTCCATGATGCTCTGCGCGGTTTCGGTGGGCACGGTGTAGCCACCCTCGGAATCGGTGGTGGTGGACATGGTGTTGCGCACGACAGCCCAATCCTCGGCGGTCAGAGCCTTGTCGCCGCCCTTGAGCCACTTGTTGAAAACGCCCTGCGGGGTGTTCGGCTTCGCGGCCTTGGCGGCCTCGTCAACATTCTCCATGGCGATCCGTTCAGCCTCGAAGGCCAGAGCCTTTTCGTGCCTGGCGATGTTGTCTTCCAGGGCAGTGATGTCGCGCTCCAGCTCGTCGAGCTTTGCGACGGCATCTTCGGGCAGAGTCTTGCCCTTGGGGTTCTGATCAAGAATGTTGCGGTACTCCCGCGCCTTTGCCACGCGCTCGTCGCGCAGATTCTGGATGGACATGATATACCTCCTGTCCGTGTTATTTATGCAGCGCGGGAACCCGGCTGCGTAATGTTGTGAAGCCGGGAAAGCCGTTCGTACTTGTCCCGGTTGTCTTCTGCTGGTTCGTCGGTTGGTTCGGCTTTTCCTTCTGGATGATCGCAAAGGTCATCGTCCACCTGTTCGACCTTAGGTGCATTCTCGTATGCCGACATGTCCCACGCGCTGGCTTTTGCCTCTTCATCCATGAGGCGGTCTGCCAGTCCGAGGTCGACGGCTTCCTGCCCGGTCAACCACGTTTCGGCTTCCAGCATCTCCATGATCTCGTCAGTGGTCAGGCCGCACTTTGCCGCGTAGGTTTCGGCAAGCGTGCCGTCGATCTTGTCAAGCAGTTCGGCAGCCGACAGGAAGTCATCAGAGTTGCCGCACATGCAGGACCACGCCTTGTGAATCATCATGAACGCGCCTTTCGCCATTTCCACCTCGTCACAAGCGACAGCCAGGAAAGACGCCGCACTTGCCGCGTACCCGTCAACGTGAGCGATGATCTTTGCCTTGTGCGCCCTGATTGCCGACTCCATGGCCCTGGCCCCGAACACAGAGCCGCCGGGCGAGTTGATGCGGAGATGGATGGTCTTGACGTCCAAAGCGTTCAGTTCCTTGACGAACAACTCCGGGGCCACGCCGCCCCACCACTCTGCCTCCATCTTCCCGGACGCGATCACGTCATAAAGATAAAGGGTCGCCTCATCGCCGTTCGTTTCGGCCTTGAAGCCTTCGCCGCCTCCCGGCTTGGCGTTGTCGCGCAGAAGTCGGAAATAGCGATCACTGTTCAGCATTGTCTTGCCCTCCGTTGCTGGACCCGATTTCCGGGCGTTGAAGTTGGTCGCCACCCTCGACCGGGGGCAGCCCCTCGGAAGCGCGAATCTCGTTGATGGTCATAAATCCGGGTTCCTGCATGGACCCACGCGCAACCCGGTAGAAGTCGCCACGGGTCTTTGTGTCGCCCCTGGTCAACTCGGTTTCGTCGAACTCCGCGAAGTGGCCGTCGCCACAAATTTTGATCTCAACTTCCTGTTCAATGGCCGTGAAATGCTCGTTCAGGGTCAGGGTGTTGAACCAACGGCCCATCTGCTCCACACCAGAACCCCAGGAACTTACCTTCTCGGACTCGCCGACCATGACCGGGTTGACGCCGAAGAATCGGCAAATGTCGATGACGCTGAACTTGCGGGAGTCAAGCAACTGCGCGTCCTCAGCGCTCATGGATAAAGTCTTCGCCTGCCCGCCGTTCTGGAGAATGAGGGGGGTGTGGTGGTTACCAGAACCGGAATACTTCTTTGTGATGTACTCACGCAGCTTCTCGCCAGCCTCCGGTGTCAGTGGCTTCGGGTATTCAAGGGCAAGTTGGGCCATCATGCCGTTGGCAAAAAACTTCGCGCTCGACTCTTCTGCACCCATTGCAAGACCAACTGCATCGGCCATTGCCCTGACCGTAGAAACGCCCTTCTTGCTCGGGGCAGAGCCAACGCCCGGGGCGTTCACGAAATGCAGCATGTCATCCTGGTCGTACAAGCTGTAGCCCCCGTCCTCGAAAGTCACATGGTAGAACCGGCGGTTGCGCTCCACGCCGAGCTTTGTGTCCAGGCCGAGTTCCCATGCAAAGTAGACTTCAACGTTGTGCGGAAGATGCGGGTAAAGCCCCACCGGCTTGAAACCTGGACCACGGATAATGTTGGCGTAGGCGTTACCCGCGAGGAGTTTGCTAGAAACCATGAACTTCCAAAATGTGCTTGCGGTCATGAAGCGATTGGGGCGCAGCCTAAGCACAGCCTCCAATGGGTGTCCGGGTGTGCGCTTGCGGTTGTCGCCATCGCGCAAATAGATTTTCACGGGCGCACACGCCACAGCACTGGAAATGAGGCGCACGCACGCATACACGGCACTGCAACGCATCGCCGTGTCCTCGTTCACTACTTTTCCAGACGAGGCCGTCACGCCGCCAAGAACCTCAACCCACTGGTCATACGAAAGGCCAGCCCATGAGGAATCAGCGTTCTGCGGTTCCTCTACCGACTTTTTCTTTCCGAAAAGCCAGAACTTCATATTTCCTCCAGGGCTACGAAGGCGTCTTCGATGGCTTCTTCGTTATTGTTTTCCGCAACAATCCGGTTCATGGTCATTATGTGCGCGACAACCGGGTCAATCTTGTTCTCGGGCCGCTCTTTGTTCGGGAAGATGTTGTCTTTCTTGTCGTAGTGGGCCACGACGTTTGACATTGCCCATTGCATCACAGGGTCGCCGTTGTGGTGCCAAGTCCCGGCCAGGATATGCGCCTCGACCTGTTTCATGGGTTCGGAGAAGTTGCGGACGGTCGCGCCGACCTCGATCATGGGGAAGCCCTCGGACATCATGCGGGTGGCAAACTGCGTTGCCTGGAACGGATCGTATGCAACCTCGGAAATCTCGAAGTTGTCGCGCAGCCACTTGAGGTCTTCCTCGATGTACTCGAAGTCGATGATTGCGCCGGGCGTGACGGTCAACACGCCCTCAACCTCCCACGCCTGATAGTGCTGATTCTGCGGAAGCTGGACAGTCTCTTCGGGGAGGTAGTACCGGCCAAAGCGATAGATATGCCCGTCAACGTCGAACGTGATTTCCAAGGCCGCGAGGTCGGTCTTGCTGGCAAGGTCAACGCCGACGAAACAGCGTTGCCCCTTGAAGTCGTCAAGCGTCATCTTCGTGTCGGCGCACTTCCGATACGCCACCATGTTCATCCAAGCGGTGTTGGCGTTCATCCACTGGTTGAGGTGCTTGCACCGGATGATGTTTTGTCGGTTCGCGTTCTGGATTGCCTCGCGGTGCCGGGCGCGGAGAAAGTCCTCAAACACAGAGACACCGAAATTCGGGTTCGCTTTTTTCCAGGTGGCGAAGTCTTCCCAATCATCATCTTCGTCGATGGTGTAGATGATGGCGAAAAGCTCCTCATTCTCGAACTCGCCGCCGAGCACCTTCACGGCCTCATTGCGCTTGCCGTAGCACGGCCCGGCTAAGTTGGTGCCCGCCGTGGTAATGACCACGCGCATAGGCTGCGTGCGTGCGCCCATGCCTGTCACCATCGTGTCGTAAAGGTCGGAGGTCTTGTGCTCGTGGTATTCGTCGATGATGGCGCAATGAGGGCTTGCCCCGTCGCCGGGGTTTCCTATGACCGGCTCGAAGCGGCTTCCGGATGCCAGGACGTTCAAATTCTTCGCGTTGACCTCGACGCCGTAATGCCCAGAGAAGCCAGGCACGCGCATGGACATGAGGCGGGCTGGCCGGAATACCTCCCACGCTTGTTTTTCCGTGGTGGCCCCGCTGTAGACCTCGGCCCCGCCTTCGCCGTCTTGGGTAAACATATACAGGCCGATGATGGCGGCCAGGGTAGACTTCGCGTTTTTGCGCGGGATCTCGCCGTAAATTTCCCGGAACCGGCGCAGCCCGTCGGCCTTCCTCTTCCACCCGAACAAGGTGCACAGAATAAATTTCTGCCAA